CAGGTAGTAACGTTCAAAGTACAGCTTTTAGTGCAGATGGTCTTTCTCTTTTTGTGTCGTATATTTCTACGCAAGGTGTTGTATACCTTTATACTTTGAGCACAGCTTGGGATGTGTCTACTGCTAGTTATTCATCTGTATCTTTTACGCCTAATGAATCTATCACAGGTGCAGTTGTTGGATTAACCTTTGATAGCAGTGGTTCTAAAATGTACTTGATGGATTATGGTACAGATTTAATATATCAATACTCCACAGTCCTCAACACAAAAACCTTAGACCTATCCACTGGCTCAGTCTTTGAAATCACCCCAACGTCTGACATTCAGGTGTCCCTCAGTAACCCTGCTGATAGTGGGACTGTGAGTGGTGCTACGTTGTTGTTGGGTGCTAGTGGTACTGCCTACACTATCACCTACCCCAATAACATCACTTGGCCCGGTGGTACTGCACCCACTAGCCCCGCTATCGGTGAAACAGATGTAATCACATTCACTACTCGTGATGGTGGTACTACCTACAATGCTGCACTTGCGATTGATGGGGCTGCATGATGGCTAACGATAAAAACTTCATTATCAAGAATGCTCTGGAAGTAGGTAAGGATACTAAGGTTACACTCGGCACCATTACCTCTGGCACTGTAGACCTTAGCACAGGCAACTACTTTGCTGAGACATTGGCTGCTAACACAACGTATACCTTCAGTAATGCAGGGGATGTGCAGGCGTTTCAGCTAGAAGTGACGAGTGGGGTTCGGGGGTATGGCCTTGAAAGTGTGTCTTATGACAGCAAGAGTTTTGCAGTTACAAGTCAAGACGCTTTCGCAAGGGCTATTGTTTTTAAGCCAGACGGCACAAAGATGTATGTAATGGGAGGACTTCCAAACGTATATCAATATACACTAAGTACCGCTTGGGACATTAGCACTACTAGCTACGATTCGGTGTCATTGAATGTGTCCGCAGATATAACAGAACCATATGGTATGCAGTTTAAACCTGATGGAACCAAAATGTACTTGTTGGATGCAAACCCGGGAGGAGAGAGGGTTAGGCAATACGCGCTTTCTACTGCATGGGATTTATCCACAGCAACATTTGAAAGCAAAACCCTTACAATATCTGCTCAAGTTTTAACGCCATACTCTATAGCGTTTAGTGCAGATGGAACCGTTATGATAGCGGTAGATCAAGATGATGATACAATTCACCAGTACACGCTGTCTACTGCATGGGATATTTCTACAGGTTCTTATGCAAGCAAGACACTTGTCACTACTTCTGCAGAGACAAACCCAAGGGCTGTTGAATTCAATGATGATGGCACACGCCTTTTTGTAGGCGGGAGTGGCACTCAAGTTGTTGCACAGTATTCACTGTCAACTCCATATGATATTAGTACAGCAACTTATGATAGCTTGTCTTATAATCCAGCAGAGCTAGCCCAGATTATTGATATAGCTTTTGGTGATAATGGTAAAAAGATGTATTTACTAGAAGAGCCGTTTAACGAAACTATATTTCAATATTCTGTGGCTTCTGATTTAAATTTTAATCTTACATGGCCTGCATCAGTAGAGTGGACAGCGGGTGTAGCCCCAATTTCTCCAGCATCAGGCGAGACTGACGTGTATACCTTTGTGACTACTGATGGTGGTACTTCATATATTGGACTGCAGACTGCAGATAATCTTAGCTGATAGGGACAGTGAACTATGGCTAACAATAAAGCATTCAAAGTAAAGAATGGGTTACAAGCAGGTAGATACTTGCTGAGTAATGGTACTGAGACTGCGGGGAGTGAGGGGTATAGTCTTAGCTCTGCTAGTTATGATGGCAAGAGCTTTAGTGTAGCCGCTCAGGAGACAGGAGCCTCAGGCATCTTCCTAAAACCAGACGGCACTAAAGTTTACATCTGTGGTTTCACAGGTGACGAGATCAATGAGTATGACTTGAGTACAGCCTACGACATTTCTACTGCAACTTTTAACCAGCTATTTAGTATTTCTGCTCAAGAAACCTCATCACGTCAGGTCTTCTTTAAGTCAGATGGAACTGTTATGTATGTTATCGGTGTTACTAACGACACTGTGTATCAATACACACTAAGCACTGCTTGGAATATTTCTACTGCGAGTTATGCTTCAAAATCCTTTTCTGTAGCCTCACAGGACACAGCACCAGTGGGTCTATCTTTCAAATCGGACGGCACAAAAATGTATGTGTCTGGTTCTGCTTCTGGTAACAATGTCTATCAGTATAGCTTAAGTACTGCTTGGGATGTTTCCACTGCGTCTTACGACAGTGTTAGTTTTACTGCCACAGGTGTGTCGGCTCTTCGTGGTATCTGGCTTTCTTCTGACGGAATTTACATGTACTTGGTTGATGGGACAACAATAGATGTGTCTAAGGCTACAATGAGTACAGCGTGGGATATTTCCACTGCAACTATGACAAGCGAAACTTTAGATGTTTCTGGTCAAGATGTTACTATATATAATGTGTACGGAAGCTCAGACGGTATAAAGCTCTATCTTATGGGTAGTAATACAGACACCATCTACCAATACTCCACAGTAGCCTACACCCAAACACTAGACCTATCTACAGGTACTACCTTCTCATTCACACCCTCTGGTGCTACCACTGTGTCGTTCACTAATCCGCCTGCATCTGGTCTAGCATGTGCATTCACTGTAGAGATTAACGGGGATGGTAGTGCAATCACATGGCCTGCTAGCGTGAAGTGGCCTTCTGGTACAGCACCTACTGCTACAGCCACTAAGGAACTGTACGCATTCATTACGACAGATGGCGGTACAACCTATTATGGTAAACAAGCAGCGACGGAGTTGGCATAATGAGTAATAGTAAACTTGTAATGTCTCAAGCTGCAAATAGTTGGGAAGGTCCGACGTATATTGAGGACGTATTCTCGACATATCTCTACACGGGCACAGGCGCAACGCTCACGATCACCAATGGGATTGACCTTGCTGGTGAGGGTGGGCTGGTTTGGTTGAAGTCTCGCAATCAAGCGTATGACCACACACAAATTGATACTGTTCGCGGATCAAACAAAGTTTTGTATTCAAATGCTACAGTTGCTGAAGCCACAAACTCAAACGTGATTAGCGCATTTACATCTTCTGGCTTTACAGTTCCGGGCACTTCAACATATTCTGGACAAAACGGCACCACCTACGCCTCATGGACCTTCCGCAAGGCCCCGCGCTTTTTTGATGTGGTGACGTATACGGGGAATGGGGTCGCTGGTCGTACTGTATCCCACAATCTTGGTGTTGAACCCGGATGCATTATAATTAAGCAACTGAATGATGTAACAAACTGGCTGACGTATCATCGTTCAAATACGGCAAGCCCTGAAACAGACTACTTACAATTAAACTCCACCGCTGCGACAATAGATTTAAACAATGTTTGGAACGACACGGCTCCTACGTCCACTGAATTTACACTGGGTATTAACGCTGATGTAAACAACAATGGCGGCTCCTACGTCGCCTACCTCTTCGCCCACGATCCGCTGGGGCCGTCTGGTGATGGCAGCGATGGGCTGATTGCGTGTGGGAGTTACACAGGGAATGGCTCTACTACTGGCCCTGTTATTGACCTTGGGTGGGAACCTCAGTGGGTGATGATTAAGCGAACTGATACTGGTGGTGCGGGTTATGACTGGTTTATGTTTGATGCAATGAGGGGGATGCCTGTAGGCGGAGCAGATGTTTACCTTGATGCAAATTCATCTGACGCTGAGACTGGGCCATCTGAGAGGTTTAAGATCACTCCCACTGGCTTTCAAATGGCCACCACAAGTGGTTCATTTAACGACTCTGGCGGCAACTACATCTACATCGCCATCCGCCGTGGCCCGATGCGTGAGCCGACGAGTGGGACGGAGGTGTTTAGTGCTGTTGCAACTACAGCAGCGACAGATACTAAAATTACAACTGACTTTCCTGTTGATTGGCAAGTTTTAAAAGACAGCAGAACAGGTTCAAATGGTCCTTACGCTATGACAAGGCTTACAGGCGTTAGCACTGTAGCAACAGATCAGAATGGTGGGTATCTCAGAACAGACTTAACTAACGCAGAAGCAACTGCTTCTGTTACAAGAGGCTGGGATAATGTTGGATATAAGTTATCTGCACCATTCGGCGGAAATAACTCTATCTACTATAACTTCCGCCGCGCCCCCGGCTTCTTCGATGTGGTGGCGTATACTGGGGATGGGGTAGCAGGCCGCACTGTGTCGCATAACTTGGGCGTTGCGCCTGAGATGATTATTTTAAAGGGTAGAAACTATATTACAGATTGGGCTGCTTACCATGCTTCACTTGGCAATACTAAATACCTCATACCCAATACAACCGCTGCGGCTGGAACTAGCAGCCTGTGGTGGAATAATACATCTCCAACCGCCAGTCAATTTACTCTTGGCAATTCTAGTAGGGTCAATAACACATCAAGCAACACATACATCGCCTACCTCTTCGCCACGCTTGCTGGGGTGAGCAAGGTCGGCAGCTACACTGGCAACGGCACAAGCCAAACGATCAACTGCGGCTTCACGGGCGGTGCGCGTTTTGTCATCATCAAGCGGACGGACAGCACGGGCGACTGGTATGTGTGGGACACGGCTCGCGGCATTGTCTCTGGCAACGATCCGCACCTAAGCTTGAACACAACCGCAGCAGAGGTAACAACAAACGATACCATCGACCCCGACAGCAGCGGCTTCATCGTCAATCAGGTGGCGGCAACCAACGTGAACGTGTCGTCTGCAAGCTACATCTATCTTGCCATCGCATAACAAGGAGAACACAACATGTATGCGAAACTCAAAGATGGGAAAATATCACAATTCCCTTACACCATTGGGCAACTCCGTAAAGACAACCCCAATGTATCTTTCCCTAAAAATATCACTTCTGGTGTCCTACAAAAGTATGGTATTATAGGTGTAGTAGAAGGCCCTCAACCTGAGTGTGGTCCTTATCAAACTATAGTGCGTGATACTCTTCCTACTCGCCCTATTATACGTTACACTAATAACGAAGATGCACGTAATCCTGTAACGGGTGACATTGATTTGTCGCAGGTAGGTCTTCCTGTCTACGCTAACTACTGGATGATTGGCTACACTGCAACAGACATGTTCTCTGACACTACAGATGAAAATGGTAATGTCACTACTAAAGCCCAACATGAAGCTGCATATCAAGCTACACTAGATGCAGCAGCAGCGCAGGCTGCAAGAGATAAGCGTAACACTCTCTTGGCTGAATCTGATTGGACACAGGTAGATGATGCACCTGTAGACAAAGCTGCATGGGCAGTGTATCGTCAGGCTCTACGTGATATTACATCACAAGCTGAATTTCCCCATAATGTAGTGTGGCCCACTAAGCCTGAGTAAAGGATAGCACAATGTCTAAAGCACGTGATCTAGCTAATTTTGTATCCACAGGCAACCCGCTTGCTGATGGCACTCTTAATGTTGCAGACATCAGTGATCTTACTGCATCTGCTGCAGAGATTAATGTGCTAGATGGAGTTACGGCATCTACTGCTGAGTTGAACATTCTTGATGGTGTGACTGCTACATCAAGTGAGTTGAATATTCTTGATGGTGTGACTGTAAGCACGGCAGAGTTGAATATTCTTGATGGTGTTACATCAGATGCAACAGAACTCAACTTGCTCGATGGCTCGTCCGCTGGCACAGTCGCCAACAGCAAAGCTGTCATCTACGACGGCTCTGGCGGCATTGTCGCAACGCAAATTGACATCACTGGCACTGGCGATCTGCGGCTGCAAGACACGACAGGTGGCGAGTACGTCGCGCTTCAGGCTCCGGGTACTGTCTCGGCAAGTTACACGCTGACATTGCCTGCGGCGGACGGAACAAATGGTCAGGTTTTGCAGACTAACGGCTCTGGAGCTTTAAGTTTTGCTGACGTAGGGGGTGGCGGGTCTTTAATTTATCTTGCAACAATAAACCCAAGCAATGCAGCTAGTGTGTATTTTTCAAACACATATATTACATCAACTTACGATGAGTACGAAATACATGGAAATGCTAGTGTTAGTAATTATTGGCAACTTCAGGCGCAAATAGATACTGGAGTATCTCCAACTACAGTTACCAGTGGATACCAATTTAGTGCTTTTCATTTTCGTTCGTCATCGCCAACTTATTTGGGCAGTAGCGGAAGTTCTTGGAGCTTTAATACTGCTTCAAATACATTATATGGACTTTGTACTTTTGTTGTTCGCCTGAGGGATATTGGGTCTGACGGAAAATCTTTTCAAAGCACCATTGTCGGCGGTGGTGGTGGATCAGCTTGGTTTAATAACTTTGGCTGTGGATATAATCCCAATTCTAGTGTGCTTAGCGGCATAACGCTTTATGGCTCTACCGGAAATATAACTGGTAGTTTTCGTCTATACGGCGTAAAGAAAACGTAGGAGTAAAAAATGGCAAGGTATCGTGCTACAGCAACTGGCTTAATTCCATTTACTCAAGAAGAAGAGGAGATTTGGAATAATAGAGAAATTGAATATCAAGCAAATATTATTACAAATAAAATGAACGATGTAAGAGCAGAGCGCAATGCGCTTCTTGTTGAAACAGATTGGACGCAAGTGCTGGACGCCCCTATAGATCAAGCTGCATGGGCCACCTATCGTCAAGCTCTTCGTGACATCACTGCACAAGAAGGCTTTCCCCATAACGTAACATGGCCCACTAAGCCATAATAGT